TGAAACAGAAGAGGCAACCGCAAAGGACATATGGGAAGCGCACGGAACGTTTATGTTTGATACCTTTTACCACCAGGAAAAGCTGGCGAAAAAAGGGAAAAAGGGGCTCTCAAAGATTACCGGAGCAATGAATCAGATTGATTATGCCAGGTATAGCGGAGCTCAGATACAGGAATACTCGGACGAGGTGAACAGAGAAGTTGCAAGTTTCCTTATGGAAAACAACCTTACAGACGTTGATTTCGGTGAGTATCTGCTCTATATGAGAGCAATCAACGAAAGGTCACAGATGGCAAACCCGTATGTCGGAGATCGGGCCGGTGCGATCCAGGCGCTTGAGGCAATGCGCGAAGAGATGGGTGAGGCTGCAATGCGTAAACTTGAAGATGCCAGGCAGCGCTACAGAGCAATTCGCGAGGAAATGATACTTACTCCAATTATGGAGGCAGGGGTATACGATCAAGAGTTTTCCAAACTGCTCCTTGACAATGAATATTATACAAAATTTGAAGTAAAGAAATTCATTGAATCAAAATATGGGACGCAAAGAGGTATTCATATTTACAGACAAATTGGTACTCTGCAAGGAGTGACAAATACGTTTGCAGCAACAATGGAAACCGACATATCTCTTATGAGATCACTTGCCTGGAATCAAGCCAAAGATGCCGTTGTAACTGAACTGCTTGCGCTAGGGGACCCTAATGAGATAAGGCCAGCCGAGAAAACACAGAAAGGTCGGTATAAGGTCATAAAAGACACTACTGAAAAAGGATGGGGGACCATCATCTACATGAAAGACGGCAAGCTGGTCGGCTATGACGTTAAAGCGTCAACGGCAAACGCATTTAATCGTGCAGTTGACGAAGATTTTCATTTAGTGACAAATCTTCTGAGGAAGTTCGCAAATCCCGGGCGCTTTTGGTTCACAGTTGCGCGTCCAGGCTTTCAGTTATTTAATGTGTTCTATCGCGATCCGCTGCGCACAGTTAAAAATATCAAGGGACTCGGAGTAAAGCCTCATGAGCTATATTATAATCTTGTGAAATCGCTGTATACCGGAGTAAAAGAAGTTATACCTAAGAACATGAAAACAGGTAAATTTCTTTCATCTATTGGGATAAGTAATATTCCTTTTGAGGATATATTGTCTGCAATAGGCATTGAAGGGATCGGTGACGTTGATCCGGTGCTAAGTGAGATGCGTAAGCGCAACCTACTTGTTACATGGTCTAATCTTGGCGGAATGGACGATGCTGACACCCAGGCCGAGCGTGTACTTAACAGATACCGGAACCAGGAAGAATTTGATAACAAAATTAAGAACCCTCTAAAGCGTTGGTTTGCAAGGTTTCTCCTCGCAGGTAATATAGGCGAAGTCGCAAACAAGAGGGCAGGATATGTGTATCTTAAGAAGAATCAGCAAAGGTTAGGGTATACTGACGAGCAGATAGATCATATGGTTCGGCATTGGGTCGGATCTCCGTCATTCCTGACCGGAGGGCGGGCCACTCCAATTACCAATAGCCTGTTCTTGTTCTCAAACGCCATGTTCCAGGGATGGAGGTCGGATATTGAGGCGTTTAAAACCGATCCTCTTTCAGTAGGCGCTAAAACAGTTGCATATTCAATAATGCCTAAGGTCATTATGTTCGGGATTGCAAGCGGAGCATTATCCGCTATCCTCCGTGCCCTGGGGTCGGACGAGGATGATCCGGTACTGCAATGGGCTGAAGCACAACGCAAAGTCTATGAGAGAGCCAGCAGCTATGACATGACAAACTACACTGTTATCCCGTTTGGACTTGACGCCAATGGCAAAGGCGTCTATCTGCGCATACCGCAGGACGAAACAGGCAGAGCGGTAGGTGGATTGTTTTGGAAAATGCTTGCCGGTGATGGACAGGCGCCGAGAATACAAGACGCGCTCCGCTATATGGGCGATCAAGGCGCAGGCATAAATCCGGTGCTTGAAGCAGGAAAGGTAACGTATGAATACCTTACAGGGCGGAATCCTTACGATGCTTTCAGGGAACGCAAGGCGATCCGCGAGGAAACGTTTATAGCTGGCGGGGCGGAAGCGCATAAAGCATTCGGTAAGTGGCTATGGAATAATTACGGCGGATCATTCTTGTATAAGTTCAGATACAAGAATCCCGAAGAAACAAAAACACAGCTTGAAAACTTTCTTGACTTCCCAGGCATGGGCGACATCTTTGGTAGGTTCGTTAAGGTTACTGATTATGGCCTGACAGAAAAAGACAAAAAGGCAGCCGAAAAAGAATTTGCTGTTGCCGAACGTGAGCGTCAGGAAATCAGAAAACTTGTAACTAAAAAAGTAGAGGGTGAAAAACTTGATGCTGATGAAGAGATGATGGTTAAAGAAAGCCGGTTCGCAAAGCGTTATGAAAAATCCCTGAAGGTAAGGGGCGGAGCACAGGTTCAGCGCCGCCTCACCAGGGCCAGGACCAACAAAGAGAAACGTGCGATCCTGCTTCGCATGCTTAATACAGATAAGGATAACCCGGGCGTACAGGCTGCTGTAGATGAATTTGTAGGACGTCAGGCTTATGTTGCAGGGTCATCCAAGCTGAAACCTGGTGATTGGAATAAGTGGAAGGAAACACGCGAGGAATTTGACCGGCGGGTGGAATTCCGCAATAAAGAGATTAAAGACGCCCTAGAGCTTCTTAAGGGATTTGATCTTGATAAAGACAGAATTCAGGAATACATAAAGTCAGAATATAAAATAACATATAAAAGGCATAGAACAAGCCTTAAGCTCACTCCGTATGGAATCAGATGGAGGAATATTGAAAAAATCTTAAATTTTGCAAAAAAATAGAAAAAAGTTATTGACTAGCGCTATATATTAATGTATTATAGTGATAGTTTTTAAGATTTTTCAATAATTCATTCATTTGCGGGAGAATACGGAATGGACGCACGTTCTGACCTTATAAACATCACCCAGCTATCTGAGATGATCGGACTCTCTGTTCCTACAATTTACAGGCATCTCAAAGAAGGTCCGCCTAAAAGGTATAAGGGCAAAGGACTTGACGTAAACAAAATACCGCAAAAACTTATTGGAGGGAAGTGTTTTTTTGTCAAACATGTTGTTTCGGATTTGCTTGAGGAACTTTAGGAGGATTGAGTATGAGTTTTAACCTGGAAAGTGTTAAGTCGGCATTACAGGACCGGCCTAACCGAGTTGTTGTTCTTGGTACGCCAAAGGTAGGAAAATCTACGTTGGCAAGCCAGGCAGACAACCCTATCTTCATTCCGATACGCGGTGAAGAAGGGATTGACGCGCTTGATGTACAGTCGTTCCCTGTCGCTCAGACGTTTCTGAATGTGATGGAAGCAATAGGCAGCCTCTATACAGAGGATCACGAGTATAAAACTGTTGTGATAGATTCTATCTCGGCACTTGAGCCTATTGTGTGGGACGAAACAATGCGGATCAATGGAGGAGTTGATTCAATAGAAAAGGTCGGCGGCGGGTACGGAAAAGGATATACTGAAGCGCTGAAGCAATGGCGGGATCTTCTTGAGGGCCTGGACGCCCTGAGGAATGATCGCGACATGGGAAGCATACTTATCGGGCATGTTAAAGTAAAGCGCTTTGATGATCCGACTAGCGAGGCATACGACAGGTATTTATGCGACATACACGATAAGGCTGTTGAACTGCTTACAAGGTGGTCGGATGGAGTTCTGTTCGTGCAGCACAAGAAAATCATAAAGAAAGAGGACGCCGGGTTCAATAAGGAAAAGAAACGTGCCGTTGAAACGGGTGGAGGACTCCCTCGCATGTATACGCAGGAACGTCCTGCTCACCCAGGGGGCGGGCGCGGGAAGTGGGGCAGCTTGCCTTACGAAATGGACTTGTCATGGAAAGCGCTACAGGAAGCGCTAAAATCATAACCCATTTTTTAAAGGATTGAGTTTATGGGTGATATTCAGAATGTATACGGAGGATATGAGTTTGATTGTAATGAGGTAGAGCCTAGTAAGGACTACGAGGTTTTGCCCGCCGGTTGGTATACTGCTATGATTGATGAAACAGAGATCATGCAGACAAAGGCAATGACCGGCTACTATCTGAAACTGAGGTTTGTTCTCCTCAGCGAAGAACCGGAGCTCAAGAACAGGAAAGTGTTTACCAATATAAACCTTTCAAACCCGAACAAACAGGCAGAAGAAATCGGCATGCGGAATCTCTCGGCAATAGGTCATGCTGTCGGCGTCCTTAAGATCAACGATTCAGCTGAGCTTAAAGACAAACCCATGCAGATCAAATTGAAGGTCAAGAATGACCCAAATTATGGTGCGCAGAATGAGATTTCCGCTTACAAGCCTGTTGAGGCGGCGGCAAATAATCCGGCCGGGACTTCTCCCGCTCCGGCTGTGCCGCCTGCCTCTCAGGCCGTTTCCGGTGCTGGCGCTCCTCCTGCTGCTCCTGTACAGGCAGCACCGCCCACTCAGGGCGTTCCACCCTGGAAAAGATAGGAGGCGATATGGCAACAATGGAAGAAAGGATTGCGGAAGCGATAAACAAGAATCTGTCAACCGAAGTGGGCGAGGTCCTCAAACAGCGCTTACAGGAGGCGTCTAGGGATCGCAAAGACCTTGAGAAGCTGCGCGGCGACTATGACCGGATGAAGGAAACTGCTGACTTGCTCAGAAGTGACCTTACCGAACAGGCCAAGATGGACAAGCGGGAACGTGACCTTATAGATAGAGAGAATAAGGTGGCAGAACGTGAAAGAAGGTTAGAGAATTCTTTGCTCAGAAAGGAGTTAGAGGCAGAGCAGAGGATCACAAAGGTGTTTGAAACAGCAATTATCGGTTTGGTGCGAAACACAGAGTTTCGCAAACGTATTAAAGGTAGTGTCCCTACTACAGATGGCCTGACGGCATATCAGGACAGTATCGAAGAAACAACTCATGAATAGGAGGATTGAGTTATGAAAATGGAAGATCTTAAAGTAATCAGTGTAGATGGTCAGCGTTTTCTCGGCGAAATTGAAATGGAAAACCGACGGGTAGTAAATGCCCTGGAGGTAGACGGCTCGGGTATGCGTGAGTATTTTAAGGCTAGCAAGCTCGGAAGGCTTGTTACTCTTGATTTCGCCGAGGGTACTAGCTTCACATCTCGGAACCTTAACGAAAAGGAACAGGCGTCTTTCTGCGTCTGCGTCCAGGCTATGGAAATGGCGGAAAAACAGGCCGTGCCTACGATGGTATGCAGCGTGTTTGACTCTATTGTGAACGCGATCCGCTAATGAAGAAGAAGGACGCGAGAGCGCTGTTAAGGCTTGCATTCCATCATTGGGACGAGCAGTTAAAAGCAGCGCATATAAAAAGGCTTCAGAAAAAAGTGGGGCGATATGCTATTATCGCCCCATTTAAAAACTATTACAGGTCTTTGAAGCAGACCTTTAAGGAGTTAAGACGCAATGGCAAAAAAAACATTATTTGAAATATCTCAGGACATGCAGGCCTTTGACGATTTGCTTGAGGAATCGGAAGGCGGCTTTGATGATCCTGAAGTCCAGGAAATCCTTGCCAAAATGGGTGATGAAATAATGGGTGATCTTGAGAATAAGGTGGATAACTATGCTGCCTATATTCAGACGCTTACGTTCAGGGCAAAAGCCAGGAAAGAGGAGGCAAAGCGCCTCACGGAACGGGCCAAGATCAGCGAGAATCATGCTGACAGGATGAAGGATTTTCTGAAAAAGGTGCTGGAATTCAATGAGGTTAAGAAAATAGATACTCCCCGATTCCTTGTGTCGGTAGCAGGAAATGGAGGAAAACAGCCTCTTGAGTGTAATGTTCTTCCCGAGGATTTACCGGACGAATACCGGACGGAAAAAGTCACTTATGCAAAGAATGGTGACGCAATCAGAGAAGCGCTGCTTGCTGGAAAAGAGGTAGCAGGGTGTCGCTTGCTTGAACGTGGTACGAGTCTGAGAATCAAGTAAACCTTAATAGTGGGTGGCGTGGTAGCCTGTCGTGTCCTTAGTAGTAGTTGTAGGTCGGGTGCGATTCCCGTAAATCAGAGCGTCCTACACACGATGCAGACCAACTGCCCCACTTATATTTTTAGCGGGAGAACATTATGGGAGATTTGGAACAGTTTGTCCAAAAGCCAACAGAAACAGTACAGAGGATATTTGAGAAAAGAAAACAGGCGGGTGATTCGCAAGAACCCCGGGAGCATCTAGGCGCGTCAATCCTCGGACATCATTGCAGCCGCTTTTTGTGGTATAGCTTCAGATGGTGCGGAAAGGAATCTTTTGACGGGCGCATGTACCGGCTCTTTGAGCGCGGTGACATTGAAGAATTCCGTATGGTTGCGGATCTCCGTGCAATCGGGTGCGAGGTCCATGAAATAAATACGGAAACCGGTGAACAGTTCAGGGTGAAGTTTGCAAGCGGACATGGCGGTGGCAGCCTGGACGGGTGCGCACTTAATATTCCCGAAGCTCCTAAAACCTGGCATGTTATTGAATTCAAAACTCATTCGGAAAAGTCGTTTCGCAATCTGCAACGAAAAGGCGTCCAGGAGGCAAAGCCAAAACACTATGCTCAGATGCAAATTTATATGCACTTGACAGGCATGACCAGGTCATTATACCTTGCATGCAACAAAAATACAGATGATCTTTATTCTGAACGAGTTAAGTACGATAAAGAGTTTGCAGAAAGTCTGATCTCAAAAGGCGAGAGAATTGTAACATCTACTCGCCCGCCACTTAAGGCAGGAGCTGATCCCGGCGCCGATGAATGCAAGTGGTGCGCCTTTACGAATCTGTGTCACGGAAACCCGATAGGCACGGCAGTCCCATGTAATGTTAATTGCAGAACCTGTCTTATGGCCGGTCCGGTCATGGATGGACTCGGAGGATGGGCGTGTACACTAAAGGATAAAAAGCTAACCAAGCAGGATCAGATCAGAGGCTGCCCTGCTCATGTGTTTGCACCTGAGATTGTTACGTTTTCGGTGATGATAAATGTTGGAAAAAACGATGATGGTACCCCCTGGGTTCAATACTGCAACGACAAGGACGGCATTTGGTATAATGGCTCTGACAGGAGCAAGGGACAGTTTAACAGTAAAGAGTTGACGTATGCTCCTACGTCTATATTTACGTCAGGAGATTTTGAGGTTATAAGCAGTTTGAAACATAAATTTGAAGGGGAGATAACAGATGCTGTGCCCAATGAGGAGGATAACCGCGCCTGACGAAATGCAGCGCAGTTATGACGGGATAAAACAGAAAATAGAGGTCAGCAAAACTGACTTCCTTGCGTGTTTACAGGCTGAATGTGCCTGGTGGGATGATATATATAATGAATGTTGTATAAAGCGGCTGCCGGTAGCTGTTCGTGGTGTCGGTATGGCTATCAAGGTAACATCGGAGGCCAACCATGATCTTGAATAGCTCCCCTATCTTACAGCCGAGGCCTTATCAGCGGGAGGCATTAGAGGCACTTCATAATCATATATGCCACTATGAATCAAATCCATGTATCGCAATCCCTACAGGCGGAGGAAAATCTGTATTGATGGCGTGGGCGATTAAGCAGTGGAAAGATGATTACCCTGAGCTACGGGTTGCTATCCTGGCGCATCGTAAAGAGCTTGTCGCGCAGAACAGCGAAGAACTTGCTGCTGTATGGCCTGACGCTGACATAGGGGTTTATGCCGCCGGTCTAAGACGCAGGGACACGGATAACAGCATTATATATGCAAGCATAGACAGCGTGTATAAGCGGGGAGGGGAATTCTCTCCGTTTGATCTTATCATAGTAGATGAAGCGCACCGGATTCCGCCCCGGGGGGAGGGGAAATACAGGAGCTTTATCAATATGCAGTATATTCAAAACAAGAAGCTGCGGGTTATAGGATTTACAGCAACTCCGTATCGCATGTCGGGCCCGTTATGTCATGCAGACCATATATTAAATGAAGTATGTTACGAGGCGAATGTAAGCGATCTTATTGCCCAGGGGTTTCTGTGCCGCCTGTGGAGCCGCAGGAGCGACATACAGCCTGACCTGAAAGATGTTAGGCGGAATAGCGGCGGAGATTATATAGTTAAATCTCTTGCTGAAGCGGTTGACAAGAATGACGTTGTATCTCAGGCGGTTCATGATGCCGTCAAGATCATAGCAGCAGAGAACCGAAAGAGCATTATATTCTTCTGTGTGGACGTTAAACATTGTAAGCGCGTAAGTGAAGAATTAGCGAAATACGGGATAAACGCACCGGCTATTACAGCTAAGACACATCAGAAGGACAGGGATCGTATCGCAGAGAGGTTTAAGGCCGGAACACTCAATGCAATCTGCAACGTCAACGTTTATACTGAAGGTTTCAACGCCAAACAGGTAGATTGTATTGTACTGTTCCGTCCTACCCTCTCTAAAGGCCTGTATGTTCAGATGTGCGGGCGGGGGTTGCGGGTTCACCCGAACAAAGAAAACTGCCTTATTCTTGACTATGCTCATTGTATAGACGAGCACGGACCACTTGATACTATTGACCAGGGGCACGTTAAGTTATTTAAATGCAAAGAGTGCCTTAATATCTTCTCCAGGCAAATAAGAGTATGTCCTATATGCGGATGGGAGATACCTAAACAGGAGATAGAGGAGATTGAGGAGCAGGAGCGACAGAAAAGGCTGCATGAAATAAGAGCAAGTAATGAGAGTATATTGTCGGGTGATCCTGAGGAATATCCTGTTGAAGATGTTATGGTTCACCGGCATAAGAAAGAAGGGAAGCCTGACAGCCTGAGAGTTGAGTACCGATCCGGTCTGCACGTATTCAGAGAATGGATATGCCTGGATCACGAAGGACTAGCGGGGCAAAAGGCTAGAATGTGGTGGTTGCGCCGTTTTGTTCCGCCCGTCCCGACAGTTAATGAGGCTCTTGGGTGGTTATTCTTGAGTGGTGCGCTTAATAGTGTCACAAAAACTATTACAGTACAGCAGAAGGGTAAATACAAAGAAATAATAGCGTATAGCATAGAAAAGGTTGGGAATGAATACATTTCTTGAATCAGCGATTAAATATGTAAATAAAGGATGGCCTGTATTCCCTCTCAGGGTGCAATCCAAGCAGCCTATGATTGCCGGTGGATTCCATAAGGCAACTACAGATATAATGAAGGTGCGTGAATGGTGGACTAAATGGCCTAAGGCGAATATCGGTATACCCTGCGGGGATCAGACGTTCTGTGTCATTGATGTTGACACCCATAAGGGCGGAGAGGACTCCTACCAGGCTCTTAAAGAGGAGTTCAGCGAGTTCCCTCAAACATTGGTGCAGAAAACCGGATCGGGCGGGTTACACTACTGTTTCAGGCATCATCCGAAGATTGGCTGTACTACGAGCAAATTAGAAAAGGCGATAGATACCCGGGGGAATAACAGGGGATATATCGTAGTAGCTCCGAGTATACATGAGAACGGAAATCAGTACGAATGGCTTGATTTGAACGCAGAATTGGCAGAAGTGCCTGAATGGGTCATAAAAAGGCTCAGTAACGGCAAAAAACCGGATGAAAAGCCGGTTGATGTCCCTTTTTCAGCGCCTGTCAGACGCGCTCCTGTGCCTCCTGGGGATGGTTTGCTGCTCCGTGCGGAAGAATACCTCAAGAAGTGCGAACCGGCAATACAGGGGCAGGGAGGACACGCAAAACTGCTTTGGGCATGTACCGCTATGGTGCGCGGGTTCCTGCTTGACGATGAAACAGCTTTCAAGCTGATGTCTGAAGTGTATAACCCGATGTGTTCGCCGCCCTGGGACTTGGGTGATCCTCAGGAACTAAAGGAATTCAGGCGTAAGATCAGAGAGGCACATAAAGGATCGGAAAAGCCTGACGGGTGGTTATTAGACGAATATAATATGGATCTTTCGTCTATTGAGGCAGCTCAGATTGAGCACGGCAGGGAAATGGCGAAAAGTCTGCTTATGGGTAAAACTTATAAGCCTGAAACACCGGAAGCACCGAAGATTTTACCTGAAATAGCGGAAATATTAGACAAAACACCTGAATTAGCTGAAATATTAAGGCCTCCTGGACTTGTGGGTGAAATCGCACAATTTGTCAACAGGACCGCACTAAAACCTCAACCATTGCTCACATTAGGCAATACGCTGGCTTTTTGCGGCGCTTTGGTTGGCAGAAAGGTCAGAAACGAATGGGATTTACGGACAAATCTGTACGCCCTGGGGGTTGCTGAATCATGTGCCGGTAAGGATCACTCCCGAAAGGTAATAAAGCAGATATGTGTACGGGCAGGGGTAAACAACATGATCTTAGGGGGAGAGGACGTCACCAGCGATACGGCTATATCTGCGTGTCTTGAGGATCGTCCGTCTGTCCTGTTTATGTGGGACGAAATAGGTCATATGCTTGCAAGCATGAAAGATAAATTCGCCTCTCCGATCAGAAAAAGCGTTGTGCCGTTCCTTATGAGGCTTACCGGCGCTGCAAATACTGTGCTGCTCGGAAAAGAGTATGCTAATGAGAACCGCGTGGATATTATACAACCAAATGCGTGTATTTACGGAACAACTGTTCCTGACGTCCTGTATGAAGGCCTGTCAAGCGCTGAGATCAGGGACGGGTTGCTCGGAAGGCTAATGGTATTCCGGTCCACTAATGACTATCCCGATTGGAACGATGAAGGCGGGCGGATCAGCGAGATACCTGAACGTCTGATAGAGAGAATACAGTTTTGGGTTGGGTTTAAGCCTGAGGCTCCCGAAGGTACTCCCGATATAGAGCGCAATACAGGCGTATTCCAGGTAACTGTTCCAACAGATAAAGCCGCCCAGGATATATTCTTTTCGTTGCGCAAAAAGGTGATGTTGGAGCAGAAATCAGCTGTTCTGTCAACAGAACCAACCTACCCGCTATGGGGAAGGGCAGAAGAACACGCACGGCGGGTTGCGCTGATCCTATCTGCCCTTGATTGCTCTCACCCGTCAGCAGCGCATATAACAGCGGACCATGCCCGATATTCATGCAATCTTGTGATGTATTTATTGACGGAATTTGTTGAGGCAGTACAATTTTCAATCGCTGATAGCGACCAGGAGAGATACGACAAAGAAGTGCATGCAATTATAAAGAAGTCGGCAGCTGCCGGGATCAAGCACCGGGATCTTACCCGCGCTACTCGGAAGATGTCAGTACGGCAGCGTGACGATATTTTAAAAGGTCTGATTCAGGGCGAGTATGTGATCCGCGTTCCTGACGGCAGGACGTTCCGGTATTATTGCCCGCCTTACGGCCTGGACGCTTTACAGAAAGGGAAAAGATGAAACTCACAAGAGAACAGGTAGAGGAGATAAAGAAGCAGTTTGCCAAAGTGCTTGGGTCGGCTGATTCTGACAGACCAATTGGCGATAGTATGCCGAAGGATTTGATATACAATGGCAAACGTGTCTTGGATTGCGTCCTTGAATCATTCATAGAACCTGAGTACAAGTGTCCCTGTTGTGGAAATCCATTGCATAATATGCAGTGTATACAGCTTCCCTGTAGGTTTGGAATCGCCGACATAGAAAGAATGGCTTGCTATAAAGACGATTGGAATGGAGGTAAAGTATGAGCATTAACGAAACTATACCATTAACAAGAAAAAGACAAGGTCGGCTTTCCGATCTTAAGGAATCGCCTGAAGAACCTCTTGTGGATCTAGCCAACCAGGCTAGGCTTTATCAGATAACAGATTGCTGCAAAGCGTCCTGGTGGATGGCTGCCCTAAATAGAATGCCGATCTCCTGTTGTATGGTCTGCGGAAAGGTAATAGATGGCGAACCCCGATGATATATTACGGATTCGCGCCGGTGTACCTATGGATATGCCTGTAAAGAATTATACTGCAAGCTATATTGTCAACGAAGCAGAGGCCGCCAAAAATAAAAAAGCTGATGCAATTATTGATTACATAAAATACAGGCATGCTAAAATGGCCTCCTCACTAGTTGATCTTGCAGAATTTATGTTTGAGGGTTTTGAATTTGAGGATTATATAAATGAATTGAACGGAGGATGGTTTGTCTAAAGGAATAGGGATGGATATACCGATACATTTTGTAGAGGGAATGAGCGAAGATACGGCTGTAATGATTTCACCTATGCCGTTCAGAACAAACTATCCAATAACAAGCAAAGAAGCAATGAAAGAGTATGCCGAGTATCTTGTCAAGAATAATCGTGCGGTTGTTTATAAATATAAGGAGAAATAGGGATGGAGTGTGCAGATAGAGTCTTTTTGGGGATATTCTTGACTTTGATAACGCTATTTTTATTCACAATCGCAACGCAGTTATCAGAGATAATAGTGTTGATTTCAAAATAAGGAGAAATAGGGATGGAACTTAAATGGGTATACTGTTGTCCGGTCCTGATCAGGTACACTGATGTTAAAGGACCGAAGAATGCCATGTTATGGAGTTTCCTGTGCTTCATGTATGTCAGGATAGAGCCTGAGTACGAACATGACATAGGGCTGTATGAGCATGAGTTGGAGCACTGCAAGCAGAACGTGCGTTCCCTGTTCCTGCACCCGTTGTTGTACATATTCTGCAAAAGGTACAGGTTATGGTGCGAAGTGAAAGCATACGCATTACAGGTTAATGTTTACGTATATGCAAGCGAAACAGAGCGGATTCAGATGATAAACCTGTTTTCAACATATATCTCTGAATGGTATAAGCTGAACATAACTTTCCTGGAAGCGCGTACTGCTTTAAGGGATGAATTGGATGAATATTGATAGGAGGATTGAGAATGAGTAAAGAAGACTATGGTTACATAACAGAGGAACAAATGGTAGATATTGTTAATCAGGTTATTACGGACACGTTTGATTGCGGGATGTTAGATGTGAACATTCAGAGAAACCTTCCGGATGGCAAGCCAAGAATCTTTTTGTCATGGAACATTTCCGGCTGTGCCGCGCTTGATATGAGAACGTTGGCAACAGGCAATCCAAAAGAAATAGTCGATCACATTCAGGCAGAGTTGTCCCGCTGCAAGGAGTCAATGACGGAATTGGTTAGAGATTCATGGTTTAAGGAGGATTGAGAATGAGTAAA